GGTTTCGTTCAAGGTTTGAACGTCTTTATAATACTGTTCGAACGGTTTTATATTACCACTTTCATCTAAAAGCATTCCGGCGGCTTCTTTCATTTCGTGAAAGGTTTTAAAGCCGGAAAATACGCCGACACTTTCGCGCAGGCTGTTCACCATTGTTTCAGATGGCGAACATTCTTCCAATCCCCGTTCTATGCCTTTGGATAAGAAGGAAGCCGTTTCTTCAATCAAGCCAATAACAGCATCTTCCCGTAGCATGGCCGCTCCGAATATGCGGTTATCATGCAACCATTTTGCAGCTCTGTTGAAAGCAGCTTCCACGTCCGAAGTGTCCGGGTGATTGTCAGCGGATAATATCAGGTTGTTATCTCCGTATAATTCTGCCGCCCTTTTGTGCAGCCCCGTATATACATCGGGGCTTAGTCGAAAAAAGGTCTTGAAAGTTGTTGCGTTTGTACCTGTTTTTTCCCGACAATCGGAATATTGTACTTATCAATAAAATATTTTGGATCAACTTCGTAGCGGTCGGCAATCATTGTCTCGAACGCCACCTGTTGCTCCGGCGTGTAGTCCGTGCTCTCATCGTAGATGAAACGTAACCCCCTTATCGGGAAACCGTGCTTGATCATTCGTGGAATCAGTTGGTCGTTCACTATATCCTTGACCAAGTCGGCATCGCTTTCTATTACGTTCTCAAGCACTTCAAGATGCACCTCGGATTGTGACAAACTACTACCGTTATCAATGGTCATTGTCTGGTTAAGCAGACCTTTGCTTATTTCACTGTTGGCACGGTCGACACGTTTATCGTACACGTTAAAAGCGTCCCCCCGTGTTGTCTCCTTAATGTCAATTTCCGTCCCTTCCGGGAATAGCCCCCATGCGGCCGCCCCCATAGATGCCAGCATATTCTCAATGCGTGAACGGTCTTTAGGATCACGGGCCGTCGACTTGGCGATCCTGATAGGCATACCGAATATTTCCCCGAACTGGTCCCAGAACGCCAGCATGTTTTTTTTGGGTATGGCCTGATGCGCCGCCTTTAGGAACAGACCAAGGTCTTTAGGCTTTCCGGCTTCGATTACCCAGTCGGATAAAGGGGTATTCCTGTAATCATACCCTTGTCTCCATTCGTCGGCCTGTTCCCTGATAATAACACCGTATTCAGGTATCACATGTTTACGTGGAATCAATTCAACGTCTTTATACCGCGTCTTTCCGTCAACGGTCACAACATCGCCTAACTGAATAAGTGAGTGCCCCCAATACCGGCTATCCAAGATATAGCTTATTAAATCTTTGAACCATCCGGTTTCAAATAGCTTGGTTGCCTCTTCGTTCTCTTTTTCTTTGGCATCTACCAGTTTGAAACTTTTTTTCAAAACAAAGCCTTTCCGCTGGCCGACACAGCCGGTCAGGTGTAAATCTGCATCTATATCCGTATAAATATCATACAGAGGGCCGCGGCGCGGATTTTCTATGTTCAACGCCATTTGCCACGCTTGCCGCCAATTTTTCAGGTCTTTTTGTGTAAGTGCATCCGCTTGTAGCTTCAATTCTACCATCATAGAACTAAGCCGTTTCCGGTCGCTCTCTTTAGCAAGGTTAAACCCACCTACACACAGGTCGTTACTTATGCGTTTTTTGCTACCCATTTTACCAAATATAAGTGTTGCTTTTTCCCGAACCCCACTTTACGGGGTTGTTTATATCTACCTCTCCATCTTCACCGGTGCAGGTTGGCAAATTCGGCGTAACCTTTCCGGCTTGAACCTCTTCCAGCCATTTAATCGCCCGTTCGTAACGCTCTTTCCTTATTTCACGTCCCATTTTTCCGGGAAGCCATGAAACAAGGTGATACAGCGTTATATCACAGGCGTGCATAACTATGACATCATTACGATTGTCACCAACGGCCGAAAAAATAAGCCCGGTATCGTACCGGCTACGCAGATAACCGGCGATTTCCTCAATAGCCATTTTTTCGGCTTTTTCGCGCTTTTCCGGCGTGCTTTGTGAAAAGATTGTCAACGCATCGGCCGAAGCCACGATATAGTCGTTTTCAGTCAGGAACATAGGCTATGCGGTTATAAGGATAGCACGCTTTTCCAAGTCTTGAATAGTCGTGCCTTTCTTGAATACACGTCTTTGTATCAGGTTCTTTAAATCCTGTTTGGAATAGACTTTGGGAACACCGGCCACCATTAGAACGATGTACTTACGTTTGCTCACTTCTGATAATTCCTTTGCCATCTTAACGGCTCTTTTTACTCTGTAATTCAGAATAATTTCTTTAAATAACTTAATCATATTACCATGAATTTTTAGGGCTTTGGCGCATGCCAAAGCTGGGTTGATACTCTTGTATTCTTGTGTGTTTTTGAAGGATATAAATAGCCCCTTCGTCGGCATCCGGCGCGTCGTCATGTGTCCGGCTTCCTTTTTCGATTGAAAGGGTTTGCTCTATCCCGGCCAACATATCAGGATCATTTTGTAGCCTTTCATTGTAGAAGACAAAGCCGCGCTCCCATAGGGGCGAAACGGCTTCAATACGGGCGAACTTATCGGGCTTTTTGCGCTTGTCTGCCTGTATGGGTAATTGGTAGCCCCGTAACTTTCCTTCCGTTGTAAATTCATCCAAAAGAATGTCTTGAAGGAAATTTGCTTCTATGTAGTATTCGCATATCACGCCTTCCGGCATGCGCTCGTGAAGGTCGTAGAACCAGCGCACCATTTCGCTAACCGAACATTGCCGGACGAATGCGGCGATATGGTGCAATTCTGTTCCGATCTTGCCCCAAACCTTAATCGCTTTATAGTCGTTTTGCGTGCTGCCTTTAAAGGATGGATCACAATAAGCCACAATCTTTTCGTAGCGGTCGAGTGAAAACATTTTCTTCCAGCGAATCCAGTCTTTACGAAATACCGTCCCTTCTTTGATAGGATTGTTCATATACTCCTTTTCAAAGGCTCGGTAGCCCATAAATTCGCGCTTGGCCTGAATGCGCTGCATAGTCCAGTATTCGGGCCACGACGGTTTGCCTTTTTTATCCAATACGTCCACCTGACTAACGAATACGCCTTTTGACGCGGCTATGTTAGCCAATACGCTGCACTTGCTGATAAGATTACCAACCATGATAAAACGGCCGCCTTCCGCCCCGAATGCCCCGAATAAGGCTTCTTTCACCCATTCGGTTATCTTTCTGACGCGGGTATCGTTTTCGCACAATTCGTCGTCGTCGAGGTCATCAATAACTATGTAATCCGGGCGGCGGTTCCTATATCTTAGACCGCGCGGAGATTGTCCACGCCCACGGGCAAAGAAAGCGATCCCGGTGCTGGTGACAAATTCGCCATCCTGCCAGTTCCCCGAATTGTATTGCGGCCCGAAGTCGTGAATGTACCGTTTGTTATATTGCAATTCGGCTTGTATATCACCCAGCAAAGTCTGTGCGCTATCTTCGGATTTTCCGACCAATACCATAACGTTGATTTGCCGCTGTTTTTGGCACATTAGCCACATTGGTATCATTACGTCCATGTGGGTAGATTTGGCGTGGCCGCGTGCCCACTTGAACACGGCTTTTATATCCCTGCTTTGAAGTATCTTTTTGGCGGCCTCTATATGAAACTTTGCCGACGGTGTTACTTCCCCGGTTATTTTGTCCGTACAATAGTGCGGATAGTAGTATTCTACGAAATAGGCATAATCTTTCCGGGCGCGTTCAATACGTTCTAATTGCGCGGCTTTCGTTTCGGCCACGTTGACGGTGGACATGTTTTGTATCGTTTCCGATAGCTGTTTCCACCTTTCCTGTGCTTGTTTTAAAGTATTTCCGACCATTAGAACTTGCTTTTGCCTACCTGTTCACTTAGAAATATGTCTTGGTAGTGGTTCATTGTCTTAATCAGGTCAGTTGTAAGTTCTTTATCCACCCCCGTGCGAACTATCAGCCATTCGTTGTAAACGGTCATTACCTCGTAAATAGTAATTGCGTTTGTTTGCTTGTCTATTTTTTCAATAGATGCGGCCAACTTTGACATTTCATCAAAAGACATTTTCCCTTCTTCCAACTTCTTGTTAGCCTCCTGCATCATTTTAGTAATGATTTCTTTTCGGGTGATGGTTTTCGCTACGCGCATAGTATCCCAACCGCCATCGGCTACCCACTTGTTAATCGTTACGCGGCTAACCCCGACCTTTTCGGCCACAAGTTTTTGCGTTTCGCCATTCAGGTAGTACATGCGTGCTAATTCCTTACTTTTTTCTAATTCCTTTTTAGACATAATTATCGCTTTACTTTTTGGCAAAATTGTAAAGTATAGGTAGGCGAGGCAATTAAGGGTGAAACGCTTTCCATCTATTATAAAACGCTTTCACGCAAGCGCGTAACGGTTACGCACTTTTTTGTGCGAACTATTTTAGGGGGTTATGTTTGCGTCGGATAAAGCGCGAAATGCGGTAACAAAAACAATGTAACATGTAATAAATGGCAAAGCGAATACTTATAAGCGATGAGTCCGTAAACTGTTACGGAACGTGGGTAAAAACCGACGGTGTAGATGTTTCACAATATGAACGCAACCCGGTATTATTGTGGATGCACTGGCGCGGTGTTATTATCGGCTGCATCAAAGACATAAAAAAGGAAGGCGACAAAATAACCGGTGAACCTTACTTTGACGAAGTACGCGAGGAAAGCAAACTTGCAAAGCAGCAATGGGATAAGGGTACGCTAAAAATGGCTTCCGCTAATTTTGAGGTAACAGAAACCAGCGACGCGCCGGAACTGATAAAGCCGGGCCAATACCGGGCTACCGCTACACGAAGCAAGTTAATTGAAATAAGCATGGTTGACATAGGCGGAAATGACAACGCTTTGCCGCTGGTACTTACATTCAAAGGTCAGGAATTAAAACTGGCGGCCGGTGAAAACTCGGACGGTCTGCCATTACTCACTAATAACAACAATCAAAAAGACGAAGAAAAGATGGATTACAAAGCTATCGCCCTGAAATTGGGGTTGCCGGGAACGGCCGGAGAAAACGAAATTCTTTCTTCTATTGAAGTGCTGAACGGCTACAAGTCGGCCAATCAGCAATTACAGCAGGAGAAAGAACAAATGCAGTTGTCTGCCATTACGCAAGCGGTAAAAGAAGCCACAGGCAAACGCCTGATTATGCCGGAAAAGGAAACTCACTTTATCGAATTGGGTAAAAAGGTAGGTATTGAAAGTCTAAAGTTGACTTTTGATTCCATGACACCGATACAAAAGCCTATGAATTTGATAAACCAGCCCGGCGGTTCCGGTTCTATGGCTTTGGACTGGAAAAAACTGTCTGATGTTCCGGCGGATCAGATGGAAAATTTAAAGGAGAATGACAAGGCCACTTATATGAAGCTGTTTAAGGCTGAATATGGTGTGGATTGTCCCAAATACTAATTTTAAAAAAACAGGTAAAAATGAAAACTGGATTCAAACTATTTTCCCGGTTGCTTATTAATGCAATGATGGGGCTTTTTCTTGCCGTCGCGGTTGGCGTTCCGGCTTCTGCCGGTGCGGCGGTCGTCGTAGGTGCGTCGATTGTTTCGGGAAACTTTCTGCCGAACGGTTCGGCTTGTGCCGGTGTATATACGGAAATTTGGACGGGTGAATTAATTAAGAAATTGCGTGCCGGAATTACGGCTACATGGCTGGACGGCATTCCTGACTATTCCGATAAAGCCGAAAACGATATTATTCACCTTATCGACGTGGGCGGTGATCCCGACGTTTTGATTAATAACACAACTTATCCTATTCCTATTCAAGATTTGGAAGATGGCGACGTTGCTATCAGTTTGGATAAATACCAAACAAAGGCTACCCGTGTCACGGATGATGAACTTTATGCCTGTTCTTATGAGAAGATGGCAAGCCATAAAGAACGTCACGGCGATTCTATTTTGGTAAATAAATTCAAGAAAGCAATTCACGCCCTTGCTCCTCAAAAGGACTCCGATTTGACACCGGTAGTTCTTACCACCGGGGCGAATGACAACGGCCGCCGCAGGATCACGACAAAGGATATTGTTGCATTGAAAGACAAATTCGATAAAATGGAAGTTCCAACGGAGGGCCGCCGCCTTGTGCTGTGCTCGGATCACGTGAACGATTTGTTGCTTTGCGACCAGAAGTTTGAAAAACAATACTACAATTACACGACCGGTAAAATTGCCAACCTGTACGGATTTGAAGTTTACGAGTATGTTAGTTGCCCGTCATTCACTACTAACGGAGTAAAAAAGAAATTCGGTGAAACGGCTTTGGATGGTACATATCAGGCTTCGGTTGCTTTCTATGTAAAACGTATGTTTAAGGCTTCGGGCAAGACTAAAATGTATTATTCAGAAGCCGAAAAAAGTCCGCAGACACAGGAAAGTTTGATTAACTTCCGTCATTACTTTATCGTACTACCGAAAAAGATGGAAGCTATCGGCGCAATTGTTAGTTCGGCTTATGTTCCTGAAATATCAGTTACCCCGAAAACAATCGCTTACCCGGTTAATGGTGGTACAAAACAATTTGTGGTAAGTGCATCTTCTGATTACGCATATACAGAACCGGAAGGCTTTACAATAGTAAAACAGGATAAAGTATTACTGATTACCGCACTGGATAATACAGCCGGAGAAACGGCCAAAAACGCTACTGTTACTCTGACGCTTGCCGAAGATGTGACAAAAACCGCTACAATCACCTTAACCCAGCCTAAAGCATGACACGCGGACTAAGAAATAATAACCCCGGCAATCTCCGTTTGTCGAAAGACAAATGGCAGGGGCTTAGGGCGGTGCAGACGGATAAGGCGTTTTTCCAGTTTGAAACAATGGCGCATGGTTATCGTGCCCTGATCCGTACTTTGCAGAACTATCGCAAATTACACAAGTGCCAAACGATAACGGATTTTATCAGCCGCTATGCTCCGAAGATAGAAAACAACACCGCCGGGTATATACAAAGAGTTTGCCGCGAAATGCAAGTACCAACGACCTATGTGCCGGATGTGAACGACAAAGCGACCATGTGTAATTTTGCGGCGGCTATCAGTCAGGTAGAAAACGGTGTTTCCGCTGTGATGGCTGACGTATATTCCGGTTGGGAGTTACTGAACAAATAACCTAAGAAGTCAGGATGGAATTGTCTGAAATAATATCGTTGGTAGCCGCAATCATATCCGCACCGTTAAGCGCGTGGCTTACGGCTGTACTGCTACGCAGGAAGTACGACGCAGAAGTCGAGCAACTCCGGGCGCAAGTGGAAGCCTCAAAGACGGACACACGCGGCGACGAACTGGATAATGTTAAAAAGGCAATGGCCATCCTGATGGAACAGGTGGTCGAACCACTGAAAAAGGAGATTTATGCAATACGAAAAGAATTGGAACGGCTTCGCCGGGCTGTTGAGAAAGTCAATACCTGCCCTCACGCTGATATTGCTTGCCCTGTACGTGACGAGTTGCGGCGGGTTGAAAAATGCGAGGGGCACGCCCGCGAACCCACCGGCTAATATAGCAACGGAACGCCTTGCGCCTGTTTACTTATCGCCTGATTCGGCACTTCTTACGGCCTTGTTTGAATGTGATAGCAATAATCAGGTTATAATGAAGGCTTATAACGAATTGAAAAGTGCAGGGGTTGAAAGTAGCCTTTCTTTTGATAACGGGAAATTGGATTACAAGGCTAACGCCAAGCATGACACGATTTATATACCGGCAAAAGATTCTATTATTTACGTGCCTACGCCAGTCCCCGGTGAAACGGTTTATATCAACCGGCTTACATGGTGGCAACAGGCGCAAATTTACCTTTGCCGATTGCTTGCGGTTGTCCTTTTGATTAAATATCTGCCTTCAATTTGGAAGGTTATTTTAAAACTATTAAAACGTCGTTAGAATGGCAAAAGAAAAGCATACAGAAGAAACCCCGGTTATCGCACCGGCTAATGAACCGGCCTTTTTGGCTCAATACCGGGAATCCTACCCGGATAGTTTAAACTTTCATGTAACCGGTGATAACTTGGTTTTTCTCGGACATGAACACGATAAGGCCGTTTCCCATCAAAAAAGATGTGGAAAGGGTGAATTAAAAACCTATTAATTAATAAAACATGAGTTTACCAAATGTAAATATTACGCTGGGTAACGGTAACATCGGAACCGTTACCCTTTCGGATGATGGTATTGCCGGGCTTATTTTGACCGGATCGGCCGTAGAAGGAAAACTCGCTCTTAACAAAGTGTATGTACTTTCTTCCAGTAATGACCTGTCAAAGCTGGGTATTGATAAAGAAAGCAATCCCTTAGTTTATAAAGACGTGTCGGCCTTCTATACAACTGCCGGTGATGGCGCGGAACTTCATTTGCTGGTAGTTAGTGAGGCGACCACATTGACACAAATTTGTTCTGCCGAAGCCGGATCACCCTTGCAAACTTTGATAGATTCCGCGGCCGGACGTATTCGCCTTGTCGGCGTGAACCGCAATGCCCCGGCTTCTTATACTCCTACGATTGAAAAATGTATAGATAAAGATGTAGTTACTGCCATCGCCGCTGCTCAATCAGTCGTTAAAGCATATATGGCTAAAATCGCCCCATTTGTAGTTTTGCTTCCGGCCATCGCTTGGAGCGGTGAAACGGATAGTCTTTACCAGCCGCGCGAAGGATCACAAAATAGTGTTAGCGTCGTACTTGCTTCTGATGGCCTTTATGGTGGTAGTAAATTATATTCTGCCGCCATCGGTCAGGTTCTCGGTCGTGCTGCAACGTGTGCGGTTAATATCTCTATCGGACGCGTAAAGGATGGCAGCATTGCCACTGACGGTTATCTGACGGACGGAAAGAAACCGGAAGAAAATTACAACCTTTGGAATGTCCTGCACGATGCCGGTTATATCTTCTACCGTACTTATATCGGAAAAAACGGTTATTACCTGAATGATGATGCCACGGCCATCGCAACAACGGACGACTACCACCGCCTTTGTCTTATCCGCGTTATACAGAAAGCCGTTGTTATCTGCTATAAAACATATATCGACGAAATTTTGGATAGTATCATGGTTGATGCCGATACCGGCCAGTTATCGCAACCTGTCTGCAAGTCTTTCGAGCAATCAATCATCCGCTCCATTAACACGAATATGGACGGTGAGATAAGCGGCTTTAAGGCTTATATCAACCCGGATCAAAATTTGATTTCTACCGGTTCGCTAAAGGTTCAATGCAAGATTGTACCTACCGCATTGCTGAAAGAAATAGATGTGGATTTGTCATTTAGTAACCCCTATAATACAAGTGAATAATGAGTAGTTTTAATACGAAAGAATATGCTTGGATTGACGTAAAACTCGTCATGTTGGGCAAGGAAGTAACCGGGCTTCGTGGTATTGAGTACAAGATGAAAAGGCAAAAAGAATGTCTTTTTGCAACCGGAAAGAAGGCACGCGGCATTCAGTTGGGTAAAAAGGAATATGAAGGTACTATTACGTTGCTCCAGTCTGAACTGATAGCCTTACAGGCCGCCGCAAAGGCAAAGGGACATGATGATATTACCGATTTGGAATTTGACGTTATTGTGTCTTATCTGCCTGAAAACGGAGTTATCCAAACGGACAAGATTATCAACCTTTCCATTACGGAAGCCCCATACGCGATTAAAGAAGGTGATTTGCAGCAAGAACATGCTTTGCCTTTTATCGCCTGTGACATGGAACCGAATGTAATTTAATAAACTTAAAAACGATGAACGAGGAAAACAAAGCAACAGTCGAACAGATTGAGGAATGGAAAAAGAAACACGGCGATGTGTTTCAGGTAACAGTTGAAGGAAAAACGGCTTATCTGCATAAGCCCGACCGTAAGGCTCTCGGTGCGGCTGCGGTCATTGGCAAGTCCGATCCGATGAAGTACAACGAAATACTCCTGAATAACTGTTGGATTGCCGGTGACGAAGAAATAAAGAAAGACGACGCTTTATTTTTGGGCGTATCTGCAAAGCTGGCCGACCTTGTCGAAGTGAAAGAGGCCGAACTAAAAAAATTATAAGCCGGACAAACGTAGCAGAGAAGCCCGGATGGATGTTTTTAGCCGATACCCTGATCCGGGCTTATTTGCACATGAACCCCGAAGAACTTACCGACGAAGAATGGGCGCATCAAATAGCGATGGCCGAATGGGTGAAACAGGATTTAATAACTAATTTATGGCGAACAAAATAGAATACATATTTTCCCTACAAGATAAGATTTCCGCTAAATTGGGCGGCATTACTGCCACGTCCGATAAAACGATAACGGCCCTTACCGGTGTACGCGAAAAAGTTTCTTCCGTCGATGCCGTATGTAAAGATACGGGTAAGACTATCGGTTCGCTTAAAATGAAAGTCGATGCCCTTCAATCTGAAAAAGAATGGATACCGGCAAATAATTTACCAGCTATCCGGGAATATAACAAAGAGATTTCTCGGTTAACGAAAGAGATTGATGCACTGGAAACGGTCAGTGGCGGCGGTAAATTCAAAAAATGGGCTTCCGACGCTTTCGATGCCATACCGGGCGCAAGCCTTATCAAAAATCCGCTTGTTACCGGAATGGCCGCTTTAGGTTTTGCCGGTAAAGCCGGAATGAATTTAGACGAAGGGCTGGCACAGGTAAATATTACCGCACGGTTTGATGAAGCCGGGTTGTCTGATTTGAAAGACAAACTTAAAAAGATAGCAAAGGATAACAAAACGGACGTTGTATTGTCGCCGGTAGGTTTTGAACAAATAAACTCACAACTGAATGACGTTGATTTGTCGCTGTCTATTTTGGATGCTTCATTGAAAGGCAGCAAGGCCGGATTTACTGATGTAAAAACGGTATCTTCTGCATTGGCTCAATCTTTATCTATTATCGGCAAGGAGAACGCCAGCGCACAAGATGTTCTCGACACTTTTTTTGCGGCGAAACGTGTCGGGGCTGGTGAATTTGCTGATTTTGCACGCTATATGCCAAACCTTATTGCCGGTGCTTCAAATATGGGTATTGCCTATAAAGAAGTTGCCGGTACGTTTGCCTATATGACCGGGAAAGGACAATCGGCGGAACATGCCGCCGTCCTGATGGAAAATGCTTTTTCTGTTTTGGGGCGTGGTGAGGTTCGCGATAAGCTGGCAAAGTCCGGTGTTAAAGTTTTTGATGAAACCGGGAAAATAAGAAGCCTTGTAGATGTATTTGGAGAGTTACAAGGTGTTATGGGCGACATGAACGATGAACAAAAGTCGTCATTTCTCGAAAAAGTCGGTTTGGTAGATAAGGAAGCTAAAAACGCATTCGCTATTTTAACTTCGGATATTAGCAAATATAACGAGTCTATGCACGATGTAACTAATTCGTCCGGCGAAACAGACGCGGCTTTGGAGTTTTCAAAGAATAGTGTACAACAGGCGACCGAAGTTTGGAACAAGTTTAAAAACATGGGTGTGCAAGTTGGCGAAATAATTCTGCCGGTTATATGTGCCGGTTTAAGTGTTGCCGATGTCGTGCTGTCTGCCGTTTCCTTTACGCTTGATACGGTTGTAGGGTTTTTTGGTTCTTGGTATTCCTTACTTTCAGAAGGCAATCCGCTTGTAGTTGGTTTAACGTCCGTCTTGGGCTTTTATACTGTCGCGATGGGTGCGAACTATGCAATCACGCAAAAGGCTGTGATTATAGGCGGTATTAAAAAGGTACTGGATATTGCACAAACTGCCGCTACATGGGGGCTAACGACCGCACAGTGGGCGTTAAATGCCGCGTTCTATGCTTCGCCTTTAGGCTGGATCGCACTTGCTATTGGTGCGGTTATTGCGGCCGTAACATATTGCTGGCAAAAATTTGAAGGCTTCCGGGTTGCAGTTCTTGGTGTGTGGAGTGTGATAAAAGAATTTGGTGCTACTTTGCTGAATAGCATAGTTAAGCCTTTTAAGCAAGTTTTAAGCGGTATCGGTGGTGTTTGTTCGGCTATTGTCAATCTTGTAAAAGGAAACTTTAAAGAAGCCGCCGCCGCGGCTAAAGATGGTTTTAAAAATATCGGTGAAGGCGTGGTGGGGGCTAACCCTGTGTCTATTTTGTACGACACCGCTAACAACGGCAACTATTCGGAGGCGTGGGGGAACGGTAAACAGGCTGGACGTGATAGTTGGGCGGCATCCCAGCAAAAAACAGATGATGTATCAGCGATGGATAAACTTATACCTGATCCGAAGCCGTTGCCACAAAATAATAATGTTCCGGGCACAAATTTTAATGACCTGATGGCGAAATTAGGCAAGGACAAGAAGGGTATAAAGACTAAGAAGGTTATAAAGCTCGACGAAAACACAAAGAACCTGAATGAAACCGACACTTATACCGCTGTCACCCGGAAGCTGGCCCCCTTAACTGTCAGTCTGAAACCAACAGAAGCAAAAGAACAGGTTGCAAATAAGATTTTACCGGCCGGAAATACCATAGACGCAAAAGCAGCTTTTACGGCAAAGGCGGATGATAGGGCGCAAAACTACGAACCTGAAAAGGATAATTATCTTTCTGACATTATGCACAATGTACGAAAGATTGCCGCCGCTATCATGTTGCCGGTAGCTGTTAGTCTGTCTGCACCTGATGCAAAGGCTATTGAACCTGTTTCTCCTGTTATCAATTTAGATACACCGGTATTGGCTATGTCAACCCCGGCCGCGCCCGTTGTCGATGTTCCTGCCCCGGCGGTGAATGTACCCCAACCGGTTAGCCCCGATGTTCAGGTAGCCAGCCCGGCGGTAAACGTTCCGGCCTTCCCGGCTATACCAACCCCGGCCGCACCGGTTGTCGATGTGCCTGCCCCGGTGGTGAATGTGCCCCAACCGGTTAGCCCCGATGTTCAGGTAGCCAGCCCGGCGGTAAACGTTCCAGCCTTCCCGGCTATACCAATCCCGCCCGCGCCTGTTGTTGATGTGGTCGCCCAATCGGTAGATATACCTGTTCCCGAAATGCCGGACATAAGTTCACCGGATACATTGGAGGCTTTCGCCATGCCTGAAAAGGTAACGGAAAAAAACAACTTTGTTTCTGAAAGCACTGCCAACACAGTGAGGGAAACCGGTAAAACGGTACATGTTGACAAGGTTTGTGATAGTGTGGTTATCCATGTGCAGAATACAGATAATAAAGGAAGTGAAACCATACGCACCGAAATATTGCGTGTATTAAACGAATTAGCAGAAGGATGAGCAGTTTTAATTTAGGTGATATATTGGCGAACGTTATCGGTTATAAGGGCTTTCCGTATCTCGGCGGTTTCTTCCCAGACAAACCGGGCAAATATCAGGGTTCGGGTTATGACTACCCGGGTGAACCTGCTTCCGAAAAGACTTATTCGGATTTAGGTAGCGTTTTAAGAAAGAAGGACGCGCAAGGCCGCTGGTATTTCATGCCGGTAGCTTTTGAGCACAAAGGGACGGAGTATGAAATACCAAATTCCGTTATATCCATTAGTGGCAAAAAAACAATCGTAGAAACGCCGATGGTCGGCCGTAAGGGGACGGTTAAGGAATTGATTTCTGTTGATGATTACGAAATAAATATTGCCGGTGTCGCTTTAGACGTTGATTTCCCGGATCAGCAAATTGCAAAGCTGAATGAACTGTATAATATCAACGAATCAATCACATTAAAATGCGCCCTTACAGATATATTTTTAGAGGAAGAAGATAAGGTGGTAATAAAAAGTATTGATTTTCAAGAAATGCGCGGCGTTGAAACGGCGCAAGTCTTTAAAATGAATTTGGTTACGGATCGGAGTTTTGAATTAATACTTGAATGATATGTTTGTTTTGTGCTGTGAAATAAAAGTAGGTGGCGTTTCTTTTAAGAGCGTTCACGATGTGGAGATAAAGCGAAGCCTTTATAACCTTGCCGGGGTGGCTGTTATAAAAGTTCCTGTTACTGCCGTGCTTAAACATGCCGGTGAACCGCCTACGCATATCGAAACGGCACAAGCTATTAAAGTCGGCGATAAAGTTGAAATAAAATTGGGGTATGATAACACGTTGAACACTGAATTTGTCGGCTATGTGAAGCGGCTTAATTACAAGGTTCCGTTAGAAATAGAGTGCGAAGACGAATACTATAAGCTACGTTTTGTAAACTGTGTTTTCAGCAAGAAAGAAACGACGTTAAAAGAGTGTTTGAATACCATTCTAACGGGTGTTTCATTTGGTAACGTGATAGACCTTACTTTAAAGAACTTCGTGGTGAATAATAAGCCCGGTTCTTGGGTGCTTGGTTATCTAAAGAAAGAATACGGCCTAATCGCCTACTTTGATATAAACGGAAAACTATACGTTGGCAAGGCCCATGACGTAAAGGGGGAAACGGTCAAATACGTGTTGCGCGAAAATGTTATCAGCGACGACGAATTGAAGTATCAGCTTGCAGAAGATGTAAAGTTGAAGGTAAAGGCTATTTGCTACTATAAGGACGGAACAAAGATTGAAGGTGAATTGGGCGAAGATGGCGGCGAACAACGGACATTCTACTACTACGACGTAAAGGATGCCGAGGAATTGAAAGCGCTTGCACAGGAAGAACTAAAACGGTATTCCTTTGACGGCTACCGGGGCAAGATTAAAACATTCCTCTTTCCTTATGCCTTGCCGGGTATGGTGGCGAATTTGGAGGACAAAGTATATAACGAACGAAGCGGCGAATATTTTATTGAGGCGGTCGATGTTTCTTTTGGAACGTCCGGTACTCGCCGTATCGTTGAAATAGGAATTAAAGCATGAGCAAGGAAATTGACGAAATACGGCGTAAGTTTCAAAGCAGTTTCAGCGGTGAAGGCGACGCGGTTTTTCCTGCCGTCGTTACCGAAGTAAACGAAGAAGAATTTACTTGCACGGTTAAACGTGATGAACAGGTCGATTATTTCGATGTGCGTTTAAGGGGGCTTGTTAAGGCCGAATTGCAGGGCTTCGCCTTTATTCCCAAACTGGAAAGCGTGGTGTTGGTTGCCCGGATCGGAAAAAGCAATGAACTATTTGTTTGCCAGTTTACCGAAATAGACAAGGCTATTTTCACGGATAACGATTTGGAATTAAAAATAGACTTGGAAAACATCGACATAAAAAAAGGTGAAAAGATAACCATTCATGTAGATGCTGAAAAATTGGAGGTTGTAAATGATAAGGCGAAGGTAACACATGAGGCGGAAGCCTTGACGCTTCTGTCGGATCAGGCAACCATAAAGATAACAACTGGCGGCCTTACTTTAAAGAAAGGCGGTTCCGGTTTAAAAAAGACTTTGGATAAAATGTTGGACGGTATATGTCAGCTTACCGTTCCGACTGCCTTGGGGCCTTCTGGCGTTCCGATAAATCTCGCTACATTCCAGCAAATAAAAGCTGACTTACTTAATTATTTGGAGGGTTAAATTATGCCATTGAACAAAGCAGCTATCAAGGGAGAAGTAAAAAGCGCATTTACGCAGGTGATGGATCAGCAAGGCGACGACCGGGAAGGGGCTATTGACAAGGTCGCGGATAAGATTGCGGATGCTATCGTAAACGCAATAAAAAGTACTCAAATAACCTATTCCGCCGGGCTTGTTTCCCCGATGGGTGCGGTTACGGGAACTTTTAACTACACAATATCATAGTATGAGAGACTATAAACAAACGGAAACGGGCGACCTTGACTTTGTTTCAGGCGATTTGCAAATTACGGAAAGCACCTACCAGCACCAGCGTGATTTGCTCCTGTCTGATAAGGGGCATATCCGGGACAAGGCCGAGGCGGGCGTTGGCATGGTCAACTACCTTTTGGATAAAGACCCCGCGGCATTGTTCCGGAGCACCCGGAAAGAATTCGTGGCCGATGGCATGAGAGTGAGAAAGGTAGCTTTTGATAACTTAAATGAATTAAATGTGGAGGCTAGGTATGAGAACGATTGAGATCAAGAATAATCAGACGTTATTGGATATAGCGTTGCAATATTATGGCACCGCCGAGGCGATAGAGGAGATACTGGCCAATAATACGGGAATCAAGAATGATCCTTTGGAACTCGTGCGTTCCAGAAGGAGTTTGTCGGACTTTCATCCGGATATCAAGCTGAAGGAGGGTACGTCCTTATTTATCAACGACAATAGCCTTGTGATAAGAAAGACCGTCGTGAAAAAGATTGAGAATGATATTAACACTTATATGGCGAAAGTATGGCAAGATCGATTGGTGAAATAAAAAAAACGATAACGGAGAATCTGGATACTAAATTCAGCCTCTCGACCTCAAGTTCCGCTGAATGGCTTTTATGGGTACATTGTTTCGCATACTGCATCCACTTGTTTGAGATAACCTTGGACTTATTCAAGTCTGAGATCGAGGAAGCCTCCCGAAAAGCCGTGGCAGGAACGCTCTCTTGGTACAATGATAAATGTTATGAGTTCCAGATGGGATATAATCTTTATTTCAATACTAATACAGGGCAACTAAAGTATGAGAAAGACGATGAGACTGCCCGTATAATCAAGATGGCGGCGGTCAATGCGCTAGAGGACTCGGTCGTTTTTCGTGTCGCCACCCAAAATGAGAGAGGTTCCATTGTCCCACTAAATGAGGAACAATTATTGGCTTTCTCTAATTATATTGATGCTATTAAATTCGCAGGGACTAAAACCTCGATCGTATCAATGGCAGCGGATTTACTTCGTTATGGCATGACTGTTTATTATAACCCCGCCTATTCAGCCTATGTCATTTCACGTCTTGTCTCGATAGCCCTCGATGAATTTAAGCTATCGCAAAGATTCGGGGGGATTATCTACAGGCATAAGTTCATTGAGGTGATAACCCGTATAGAGGGGGTAGTAGCGGTACGGTTGGATGAACTATCCAAAAAAGGAGATGGAGATACCGATTTTACCAATATAGAGGCATTCGCCTATTTAAATGCGGGTTATTTTAATTATTCGGGAGACTGCATGCTATATTTATATTCTGTTAATGACATGGTATTATGAATATAATGTTAAATTTCAAGGGGATGATTTTACAGTATATCGCCCCTTACCGTCGCCAGCCCAATCGTCTAAATTGGCTTTGGTCTTTAATCGACTTGCAGCCTATCTTTGATGATTTTGCGAAATGGAGACAAACCTGTCGCTATAAGTTCAAGGTTTGCGGGCAAAGAATGGTGTTGGAGGAGTATCTGATACGAGAATTCGGAACGGGCATAAAGATAATCTCCTATAAAGATGGTTATTGGGCTATCGGTTTAAATAGTGAAGTTGCGCACTGGTGCTCATTGGGTTCATCCTTATCGGAAAGGCTTGTCCCGGTTCCATTATCAGGAGAGGGTGGAAAAGAGTTTGGAGGGTATGACTTTTTAGTCATGGCCCCACACGATTATGATATAGAGAAGATAAAAGCAGAAATTGAGCGATATAGACTAGCTGGTAAAAAATATAAAATAGTGACAATATGAGAAGACATGTTCAAGAACCCGGCATCAGGAAATGGTCGGGTACGGATTTGACGGAACTGGAGAACGAGCCACTGGAAGCGATTGATCGCTTCTTCCGCAAGTATGGGAATTTGGTTATCGAGGGATGCGAGGTGGATGAGCCGGGGAAAAGCGTCTCAAGGGGATTGGTCGGATTATCTGGCAAATCTCCGGCAGGCGAAGATATATATCATGTCTGTCGATTCAAGGGGGCTACAAACGTATCTCGTTTTCCTGTTTACCTTGCGTTAAGGTACACTGTGGAACTCAGAAAATATGAGGATATGGTGCCTCGGCCGATTGCGTATGATTATGAGGCGGAATTACTCTATGATATACCCTCAGACCGTCAATATATACAATTGGGAGGAGACGCAAGGAACCTGTTCATAGATAAAATACAGGATTCGGACCATAGGATGGTCACGGATGTGGAAAAAGATAAGTGGAACAAAGGCTTATTCGATATCGACCACCAACATGATTCAGCCACGACAGAGAAGGCTGGGTTCATGTCACCCGGGGATAAAAAGAAAGTGAACCGGATTAACGGTGATTACGCTCTCATCCCTGCGATCGTGATTCCTGCTGGCATTGATAGTTTAACGGGAGAGGAAGACTACGATGGTGTCATGAATGCGTTTGGAGGGAAAGAAAAATTTGAAAATATTGTGAACGGGATAATAAAAGGAGCCTTCTTGGTGTTTTCTGGAGGGATTTTCGTGTCGGCGAATGCGTCTATATCGGGAAACGAGAGAAAACTATCCCTAAGATACCAGAATGTCCGCGTGTATAATAGCGATATTCTTTTTACAAGCCTATTAATGAGTGTATCACACGATGAAAAAAACATAAAACTCGAGATGAACAAGGGCGTGAAGCTTGAAAAATCACTATTGATCAATAAGCGTCTTGTCGATCCTATATATGTTTCAGATAACAATAGCCTTGTCCGGTATCTAAGCGAGATGGGCGGGTTTAGGAGGCTCTGCCTTGCTGTAAAGAACGGTGAGCCTTTCTCTTTTTATACTGGAGATTATCCTTACGAGCAATGTTTCCCTATTAATACGAGTCTTTCAACAGAGAACGGCCGCAATAAGGTAGATATCTATACGTTTAATTACGATAAGACCGAGATCACCCATACATCCATACGGGACGAGAGTGGTACGTATGAGAACCTATCACGCACTATCACCCGTATTCCGCTCAAAGAGGATAATCCTTATAATCTTCCCAACGGTTTCTATGCCTTAACAATCAATTCTACCTCCAGTGAAATAGAAACGGCCGTAGGAGGTGAGGAGGGTTTAAAAAAGATCATGCAAGCCGCTATGGCACGGCGTCAAATATATGCGACCAACGATATATCACCCGGTATCTCCACTCAAATCCTCCCTAGCCTCTTCCGAACTGAAGACAATGGAGATATACTATTTTGTTATTTTATTCAAGGTTTAGGACTTGGAGGAAGTTGGCTAGGAGCAAGTATATTCGGTATTCAATTTACCAAAAGCTCCAACAGTTTCAATATGATTGGTGGTGATGTGGCATTTAAAAATTGAATGCGTCTATCTGATGGATAAAAACGAGAGAAGAGAAACACTTGAAAGAGAACGTAATATGGTTGTATGGCCTGAAACGAAACAAAAGGTTAGCAACCAGATCGGAAGTTTCCGAGGAAACAAGACAAAGTATGTATTCTCATAAATAACAGAGAAAAACTTTCGGGGGAAGATATAAAGAAGGCCCCCGGCCATAGAGTAAGTATCGACGCCAATCATATACTTATACGCAAATGCGCAAACCCACAGAGCCGAGGGCCGAATGCCTTTCCGCTATGGGTTTGTGCATTTTGCACGTATAAAATATGATTGGCATCACAAATATACTCTAAAAATTCTGATTTATGACGGTTTTTGAAATACTTTCTTTTAATAGGGAGCTTTTGAGCCGGTTATTTTCTACCGGGGTAAAGGCAAATGATTATATATATGTCAATTTGTATAGCGACTACATGCAAATGCGTGGCAGCGGCAATAAAATGACTTATATTGTTGCAGTTCTCTCCGAGAAATATGTTGTAAGTGAACGGAATGTCTATTCTATCATAGGCCGGTTGGGAAAAGACTGCAAAAATAGTGCAGTGTAACCCTTAAAAAAAATTGTGTCTAGTTTTTTATTTTATCCAACTTTGTGGTGTAAAACAATAAAAGAGTATGGAGATTTACAAAAAGACAACTTTAGGCGACCTGATAATAAAAGAGATTCCGAAGGTTTTAGCCAAAAAATTGATAATTGAACACCATTATTCGCACAAGTGGAATGATGGCGGCTTCGGTAAGTTCAATTATGGCATATTCAGAGAGGAAGAACCAAATAAATGTTTAGGCGTTGCTGTGTATGGCTTGATGAAAACACCCTTTGCGAAAATTTTCAGCCATCCTAACCCTAACGCATGGATGTGTGAACTGAACCGGATGTGGGTAGATGATACTTTGGGGCACAACGCAGAGAGTATTTTAATTGCCGCATCTATCAAGCTACTAAGAAAAGACGATCCCACCTGTATAGCGGTACAATCATTTGCCGATGGGCGGTTAGGGTGTGGAACGATTTACAAGGCAGCTAACTTCACGTACTACGGTTTTCATTACACGAAGTTTTGTCGCAACAAGCGTACAGGCGAGGTAACGCACGAACAGATATTTACCAATAGTACATCGCCAAGCGGTTACTTGCGTTCAAATATGGCCTTCCTATTGGGCGACATGGAGATATTTAGGGTTAAGACATACCGCTATATATATCCTCTTTGCAAAAAGTTTAAATTTATTCGTGATCCGCAACCTTACCCGGCGTATGATAGAGGCGAAGAACCGGTCGAATGGGTTAGAGATAACACAAAGATAAAAGCGAATATCATTAGACTGCTTGACAAAATAGCCGCCTAAGATATTCAATATCTTCCTTATTTGTTATAAAGGTAGTGATTTTGTGTGACATACACAACTTTCAGAAAGACTTTTTTTAGGTAAAAACAACAAAAACGAATAGCATTAAAATGGCATTTGAACGCCGTTTTAATGCTATTCGTTTTTACTCAAAATTGAACCACTTCGTTTTAAGCCCCCGAAAAAAAGCCGAACCATTTCGTTTTAAAAATTCGTCCGAGTGGTTTTGCGGATTATAGGTGGTTCTCGTTGGAGCTTTAATGTATTCTTGGACTCTCTTTATGTCGCAGTATATCAAAGATATATTGTGCCAATAATTTTCACCTTGATGGCACAGTCGTGCCATCCAAGTGGCACAGCTGTGCCATCGGTGTGGCATAGTTGTGCCATCAAGGTGGCACAGCCGTGCCCTAGGGATGGCAAAAGAGGTTGTAAGAATGAAAAAAATGGCGGATTCGCTATTTTTCCCGGTAAAAAGTGAGTACCAAAACGAATTCCATCCGTAATAAGAGTAAACAGGTATCTC